ACATGATTGACCGGGCGCGGGATTTAAGAAAGGAAGGAAGATGATTGATTTTGAAAAACTAAAGCGCCCATTCCGACCCCATGAGATTGAATGGCGGGTTGGCGCGACAAACAAAGATAAAACCAAAGGCATGGCCTTGGCGTATATGGACGCTCGGGCGGTTATGGACCGACTAGACGCAGTTTGTGGACCTGAAAACTGGCAATGCCGCTATGCTCACGCAGGGGAAAAAACGTGCTGTGACTTGGGGATTGTGGTAAATGACACCTGCATTTGGAAGGCAGATGGAGCCGGTGACACCGATTTTGAGGGCAGTAAGGGCGCGTTTTCAGACGCATTTAAGCGAGCAGCCGTACGTTGGGGGATCGGCAGGTATCTTTACGACATCGACACCCCTTGGGTGCCAATAGAACCAAGAGGGCGCAGTTTTGCGATAACACAGGAGGGTATAACCACGCTGGAAAAGGTTTACCGCGCTGCGATATGGTTTGGGCCTCTGCCCGTAACTAAACTTAAGCAGGCCGCAAAAGATTTTCACAACGCCCTTAACCAATGTTCGACAAGGGATATGCTTGACGAACTACTCAAGGCTAGTGATGATATTCTCTCTCAATTAGAGGTTGATCTGCCAAATTGGTATTACCCGGTCGGCGACTCGCGGGGCGCACAGGGCGCGATAGAAGACGCTACAGAAAAACTAGCAGCAAAGGATGAAATGTAATGGCATATGAAGCAAAGCCGGGGCTGAACCTGAGAACGCTTGGTGGGTGTAAACCAAAGCCAGCCGATGTTAGGTTCCATAAATCTTATGTAAAAGACAAGTCCTCGGGCTGTTGGTTGTGGGCCGGATCATTGAGGGGCAACGGGTACGGGCGGATTAAAGTGAACGGCCGCGCGGTGGTTGCGAGCCGGTATTCATGGGAATTGCATTATGGCCCCATCCCAGACGGCCTTCTTATTTGCCACACCTGCGATAAGCCGTCATGCGTCAACCCAGAGCACCTATTTGTTGGGACACAAAAAGACAATATGGCCGATTGCATAAGAAAGGGTCGGTTCGTGAATAATTCGTCCAATCCAATGTTCCAGAAAAACATTGGGAGGCCCGGCGAGGAAAATATTTTCGCCAAGTTAAACTCAGGGCAAGTTGTAAAAATACTAGCCGACACACGCAAATATGTAGAAATCGCGGCGGACTATAACACTACCCCAGAAAATATCAGCTTTATTAAACGCCGCTTAACCTGGAAAAATGTGGAGATTAAAAATGCCATTTGAGCCCCTGCCTGGATCAGGCGCACTATTCAAGAACGACAAGCAGGGCAACGAAAAGCGCCCTGACGCAACGGGTTACGTTATAGCCCACCGGGATATTAAATCCGGCGAGAAGCTAAACCTTGCAGCATGGACAAAAGAAAGTGCGCGGGGGAAATTCCAATCAGTCCGAATGTCCGATATTCGCGGGGCGTCTGAGTCTGAACAAGATTCTGCCACACGGCAAGATTCGGCCCCGAATGTGCCAAATAGCGATGATTTGGATGACTCTATCCCATTCTAGCGAGGGACCGCCAAGCCCTTCGGCGCGGCTATTAACGGCATGAAAGACGAAAGGCGAGTGTTAAGGGAATTGTTCACTTTGAGGGTGATTTAGCCGCCGCTAACGCGCCGGGCGGCTGGCGAAAGGAAACGAAATGACAAGCCGAATTATCACAACGGAACATGATAGAGAAATGCTCTTTTCCTTTTTAAAGGAAAATAGCCTACCGTTTACCGTGACGATAACAAAGGGGCGGAAGCGTAGTGTTGAACAGAACGCCCTTCAGAGAAAGTGGACCCAAGAAATAGCGGAACAGCTTGGAGACCAAAAGCCGGAAGAAATCAGGGCTTATAATAAATTAACAATCGGCGTCCCAATTTTACGCGAAGAAAATGATGGTTTTCGGGAAAAGTATGATAAAATAATTAAGCCGCTACCATACGAATACAAGATGAATATGATGGCGGAACCGCTAGATTTCCCGGTTACTAGGTTGATGACAATGAAGCAGAAAAAAAGATACCTAGACGAATTGGTTAGGCACTGGTCAGAAAAGGGAATCCTTTTAACAATGCCGGAGTCATCGTAATATGCAAATGTCCCCCATACGCGATAGCGAGACAGGAGAAAAACCATGAGTAAATACGATACTTTTTTTACGTTTCTTGAAAACGCCGCAGAACAAGGCCACGAAATCCGGCTGGTCCCGATGATTAGCAAGGACGGCGATGTCGAGTTTTATGCACACCACCAAGACCACGACAGCAACACATTTGACGGTTGTATTGAGCCTGACGATCTTGCCGTGCGCCTAATGACGCGGGGAGCGCAAGGGCGCCGTGGGCCGTATGGTTTTTCACATGATGGGCGCGATTGCTCAATTTGAACGTGACCTGATTTCAGAGCGCACCAAGGCAGGTTTGAAAGCTGCAAGGGCGCGAGGCCATAGAGGAGGCCGGAAGCCTAAACTTGGGCCTAAGCAAATAAGGGCCGCTAAGGCCATGCTTGGCGATCCTACCGTTACCATGCAAGAGGTGGCCGACACGCTCAAGGTGAGTCGCGAAGCCATCGCTGCAATTCTTGTCTGGCCTGTCGTATTGATAATTTTGGCCTGGAAACAGGCTATTCGCTGAGGAGCGTTTTAGCCCGGAACACCCGTTATATATTTCTCAATGGCGTGGTCGGTCCAATCCCATAAAACAGGGATTCCCCTGTCGCCTAGTTGCGTCCCATCCCGATCATGGGAATACCAAAGGATTAACTTCCCCGAATAGGTCGCAGGGGGGATTGTAGGAACGGGGTCAGCCCCGTTTATGTACCTATGCCCCGGAATATCCTTAACCCACCCTCTAAGGCCCTTATATCCGACCCTGGGAGCGCCAAAAGTGGTCAATCGGTCTACGGGGCAGCCGACTTGCTTGGAATAAGCCGCTGAAAGGACAGCTAAGGCCCCGCCAAGAGAATGACCGGCTAGAATCACACAATAGCCTTCTTCCTTATATTTCCTGATTTCCTTCCAGACATAAGCCCAAACAGACCGCGCAGCCTTTCTGAAACCCGCGTGGGTCCAGCAATTTAAATGCTTGGAATAGGAAGGATAGGCTTTAAGGTCTGTAAAAACATCTTTCCAGGAAAAATTGCCTTCCGTGACCTCCGTACCCCTGAATGTAATCAGCGCGATTTTTTCCGCTGCAATATCGACGGAATAAACCTCAGTATCCGTTTCATCATCCCGATAGGTGTGGGAGTGATACCCAAGCCCAACGTGTCGCGCTATTTCGTTGTCATTCATAGGCAACAAAAAAGGCCAGCCAAAAGGCCAGCCCTAAAAATAGTATATGCCATGTTTTTATACGCTTCATTTTAACAGACTGATAAGCCCCTCCAATACCTTAATCATATCCGCCTTATCGACACCGAAATAAGCCCCGGCTGCCATAGCGAGATACCCCATAACATTTGTTTCGCCGGGTTTCTTCTGAGCGTATTGAGCCACAAAAGCGGCACCCTTCCCAACGACTTTCGGTAAAAAACCAAACAATGCTTTCATCTAAAACTCCTTTTTAGGGTCTAGTTCTATGTGTAAATGATTGCCTTCGTCAATAACATCAAAAGCCGGACCTAGCGATGTTCTGATTAAGTCCAGAAGACTGGCACGATCCACCCCCGATGGTAGGTTTTTCGTTCTAGCATCAAAAGCTAAACCGCAATAATGCAGCGAATTAGGGCTGTGCCGCCCTTCCGACCCTGACGTAATAACCAATTCCGCGCCGTATTTCTTGTAAGCATCATCAACAATAACCATCGCCGTGGCTATTGGCGGCTGAATACCAAAAATTCTCACGCCCGGTTTTATCTTCATTTTGAGCAACCCTTTCCCGCAAAGCCTAATTCCTTGGATAATCTGCAATAAATAACCATATCACTCGGCGATAATCCCTTAGTTTTCCTGCGCTGGTCTAGTATCTGCCATTGAATCAGTTGGACACCCTGTTGATTAGCGGAAACAACGGTTTCAAGCTTATTTAACTCTCGCACCATAACAGGCCGGACGCCCATATAATCTGTTGCTGCATAAACAGCCGTCACACACGCAACAATAGCGCCCGGTATACCAAGCCAGTAAAGAAGGCTATTTTTCACGCCTCATCTCCGCCATCATAACAGACGTATCAACGACCAATTTATTCCATTTTTCAGGGGAAATCGTGAAAGAAACGCTACCGCCGTCATGGTCAACAACCACACGAACCTTGCCGGTTTCCGGCAAATAAAAAACCTCTATTTTTCTCGATTCATTCATCTTCATCAATAACCCCGGCAGCAAGGGCCGAATATCCGGCTTTGTCAACAAAGTGGTCCTTAATTGGCTTGCCTGATTTAATTCTGGCCGTCTTCACAAGGTCCATAATCATGCAAACATCTACCGGCGTTACCTCCACACCCAAATAAGCAGAAATTAACTTTGCCTGTAAATCGAAACACTCTCTAAAGCTGCCGTGTGTTTCGTGCCTATCGCCGTAAATAGCCGATGTCGCATTATTAAGAATTATTTTTGGCTCAATCATACGTCAATCAACTCCCCGCGAAACGCTATCTTATCGCCATAAACGTGGGCTAATTCAGGCGGCAGCAATTTCCCATCCTTGAACGTAAGAACAGCAAACCCCGATTGCCAATCCGTTGGGTTGTCTTCGGTGTAATTCACAAACTGAGGCCCGAAGTTATCCGCCAACGTACCACACTCAACGCCATACCTTACACCATTATAATCATGGAACGGCCTCACTAAAAGCCTATGCACATGACCCGTGACAATGGTTTTCCCTGATTTTACGACATTATTAAATGCGGCATGTTCCCCGCCCTTATATCTGTGCTTTATAATTACCTCGTCATTGATCCACACAGACCAACAAGGCGCAAAGTCCGGGAAGTGGTCTTGCAAATGAACGCCCCGAACCTTTTCAAATTCACTCGCAACCGTAGCTAATCGCGTTTCAAACCGCGCGTCATGGTTTCCAAGCGGCCACATAAAATCAGCATCAGGAGCGGCTCTTTTGATTTCGTTCAACCTCTTGCGAACGGTTTCTAATTCGTCATGTACTGACGGCACATCTTCCCAACCGATCTTAGGATGGCGGGATATACTCGCCCCGTCAAACTCATCCCCGTTTTTTATAACAATTCGAGGTTTTAGTTTCTTACATAAGACCACAAAGCCCTTATGCGCCGGAGTAATAAGGTCCGGCCAATAGTGTGAATCAGACCCTACAAGGACAACACCATTCTCTATCGTGGCCTGTATTCTTTGTGGATATTCTGTGGGGATGCAGATTTCTGATAAATCAGACTTTTCTTGAGGGGAGGGGAGTTTAACCCCCAATCTTTCCTCGATCTTTCGCCGCCGCCTGTATACACTTCGCACAGAACAATCTAACTGCTCAGACGTTCTTGCGGGGCCGATTGTCGTAATTAGTTCAATAAAACGCTTTTCATCACACTTGGCCTTCATACGGAGACTCCAAGTTGTTTACTTAACCTTTTGAAGTTTCGGCTTTTCTTCACCCTTAATATACATTTCTATGGATCTTGCAACACTTAATGTGTCTTCCGAACCCGTACCCATTAAGACGGTTGCGGCATAAATACACAAAATCCGCCTAGCTTCATCGGGCCTAACGCTGTTTGTGTATAAGTATCCGGTAAGGTGAGATGGGAAGAAGCTGCCGTCTTCTTCTTCCTCATCCATCAAACTGGGTCCTTTTCCTCGCGCGGAAACAAGGCGTAAAACTCTTGCGCCCCCTGGATATTCCAGACTTCAATGTCGCCCTGATTCTTACGGGTAAAAAGCCGATCACCGATTATTGCTGTGATCGGGGCTTGCGAAAATCCGCACATTTCACGGCGGACAAAGGTTATTATTGTTTTTTCTAAAGCGCCATCATCTTCATCGTGCGCCTTCGCTATCGTGACCGCTGCACCTAAATCCTTGCAGAAAAAATGAAACGTCACCATATCGCCACGTTCAAAAGCGTGAACCGGGGGCGAAAGAAAAGCACAAAGAACCACAGCGAATAGATAGCGCATAAATACCCCCATTAAAAAACTTAACATCGCTGTCAGGTAATCATTTTGGTATTGAATGGATGTACGGAACAATTGCCGCCCAAACACCCTTTGCAATCGTCCAAATACCGGAGACAGCAGCAACAATAATCGCACCTATGAATGTTCTTTTTACGAACGGCTTTTGTGTTTCTTCCTGAGTTCTTTTCTTCCGAACCCACATCTTATCCATTGCCGGTTCGCCCGTATCGTGGCAGACCCTCTTTTTCCGAAGGAAGGCCATATCCTTTTGAACTTCAATCGGCTCAGATGCGTTTATCCCAAATCCAAAGGCAAATTTCCGAACAGCCCGGTCTGCCGTTTCGTCTGCTATACGGATGATTTGATCTTCAGTGATAGTACCCATCCGTCTTCCTTCGCCTGTGCGCTCCATTTATTTGTACTGGATATTGATTGAACCGGCGTCGAATGTGTCTGTGCCTGTTCTTGTAATCCTAACGCGATCAAGGGCGGCGCTAAGTGCCTTAGAACCCGCGCCCCTAGAAGAAGTCCCGGCAGTGCCATAGGTAACTGAATGGTCCTCGATCCACAAGTTTGTTGAAGAGTTCATTAAGCGCAGCGTTATCACACCCGTTGCCGCGCCCGAAGCGCCAACTGCATTTACAATAAACCCAGATGTGGATGTTCCAGTGGCAACAGCAGCCCCGCCGTTCGATTCAAATGATTGTGAAACATAAGAGGATGTTTCAAAGCCGCCCGAATCGCCTATTTGCACCAACAAATCGTCGGTGCCTGAAAGAGAAACGCCCGAAAGAAGGATATTTATTTCCTTAACCCATGAAGGAATCGATGTAAAATCTATCTCCGTCCCGGATGTTGACGCTTGCGCGGTGCTTAATGTAGGCACTGCGTAGGTATCAACGTATGCTTTTATTGATTGTTGAGAGGCAACCTTCGTTGCGCTATCGGAGGACATATCATCTTCATCAAGCATCCAAGCCGCGCCAGACAAAGAGGTCATATCGTGAAGGCCATCAGGTGTAACGGCGCGAGTTGTGTCTGTTCCTGTGGTCGTTTCTGCGGTTGTCGCTAATTCGACAATACCCGAGGTAGTATCGGAAGCTGCGGGCTCCAGTCGAAACCGCTGAATTTGGAACTGTGTCCCGTCGTAAATCCCCATATACATCTTATTCGCGGCGTGATCCCCCGCAGCCAATGCCGCGCCATCGTTCTGGAGTGCTTTAGTACCAAGGCCTGAAATATTGACGGTAGCGGCTCCTGTATTTGGGCTTGCGCCAGCGATCCAAACGAACCGTTGTCCGGCTGCATAGGCCGAAATTGCGGGAGTTGGTGTTAATGTAATCGCGTCCGCCGTACCGCCCGCCGTGCCACACCATGTATAAGCCTCGGCCTGCGCTTGGCCTAAATTAAGGCTATCGCTCGCAGAGGAGCCGGTTGTTAAGCCCGTAAACTTTTTGCTATTCATCGGGATATTAGCGGATACGGTCGTTTGCCCGTCTTTCGTGATGCACGTCGATAAACCCGTGGCGATGCCGTCCATCTCGGAATTAACGCTGTCTTGGTCTATTACCGTTCCTGATGTATATGAGGAAACCGGACGGGAAAAGCCGCCTGAGCCGTCAAAAGCCATGTATTACTCCATCTTAGGGCTGTGCCGCCTCACGGCGGGGGTGTTTTATTTGAAATTTGTCAGATTATTCGCTAATATGCAGATATGCAGCAAATTATGCCTACGCTAATAGCGGTTCTGGCCGCCAATCTCCTAACCGCCATGTTTATTTGTGGTATATATAAAGTGTCTCGGGTTAAGGACGAAAAAGACGCCGGTGCTGACGTTTATATCCTATTCCTTGTCCCGCTATCAATTCTCGGGCTAGGGCTATATGGATTCCTTAAATAACCTACCTGCCGGATAAATAGCCCCCGCCAGCCGTGGTCGGTGCTAGTAAAAACCGACTGTATTTCCCCCCGACAGTCGGCCCCTTTTTAAGAATATCCATAGCCATTTGTTTATCTGCCGGGCTTTGCGACAAAAGCAATCTAGTTAATTTCTTGGCGACAGCCTCCGGTGGGGCCTTTAAGGATTCCGTTGCCCTACCGATTATACTTAATGCATGAATCGGGCTACCCTTTGCCGCTAGTGTTGCATCGCCAATATATTCAGCAGCCTTGCCGAACGTCCCTTCGTCCATCGCCATAGGCGTCGTTCTTGACCCTATATTGACAGAGGCGTTTGTTTCCGCCATTGAAACTTCATTGAGAATTGTTTTTTCGAAATTTTTATAGGCTTTTTCATTCCCGCCAAAAGCGGCCTTTAGGCGCTCTCGAGCAAGATGGTTGCCAAAGATTCTCTTGGTTGCATCCGCGCCATCGGGAGCCGATAAAACCTTGTACTTTAGCGCATCCGCAACACCGACAAGAAAGGACTCTCTTTCGTGTTCTCCCATCTTTTTAATAGTGTTCGCGCTAACAGATCGAGGGGTCATAATAAACTTCGAACCAAGTTCCGCCGCTTCCATTGAAGCAGAGTGACCGGCATACGTAGACCGGACCTGGGCATATTCAGGGACTAGCTCATCTAGGTGGTCTCTAAAATCATCGCGTAAATTCTTTAGAGCGTTGCCTAATTTGGGCTTGGGACTTGAGCCCCTGTAAGACGAATCAACCATATCGTCTAAAGATTGCTTGATATAGTCGAGCGTCCTCATGTTTGGCTTTAAGTACGAAACGCCACCATCTAACTGCTGGAACAATGGCGGCAAATCAACGCCGTCCGCGTCCGCAATATCCTTGGCGGCCCCATACGCTTTTTGAACCGCCTTATTCTCCATGAATTTTTTAAGCTCTGGCGTTAATTCTATCTCGGCATCGTAAATATGCCCATAATCTTTATTCGCCATAGCCCGCCGAGACTTGCCGACCTGCTCAATATAATCATCAAGCGGAACATCCGATAAATCCTTATTCACGGCCTGCGCGATTCTCGGTCCCTGTCCAACATTTCTATCGCGGAGCATTTCTTGGGCCTGCTTCCCGCCAAACTTATTGGCAGAATACCGGGCAAGATCCCTGGTGTTTTGCCCACCAACATCCGCTATAACCGACTCATCACCCATACCCGAAAGACGCCGTTCAATGGTTTGTGGTGTTAGCCCATCCTCATCGGCAATATTTCTCAATAGGTTTTTGGCTTGGCGATTTGCCCCGCCGGGAATCATCCGAGTTGCGGCGTTGTACACTTTTTTACCGCCAGCAGCGGCAACGGGGATTGCCGCCCCCACCGTAGCCCCCAAAACCGCACCGCTTGCCGCTGGAAGGGCACGTTCTGTAACGCCGCCTTCTGCCGTGCCCGCCCCGGTGACGCCACCGACACCACCACCGACACCCGCGCCCCTCATCACTTTCTGGCCCATTGTCAGGCCCTTCGCTGATAAAGCGCGAGCGCCGCCAGCAACGCCCGTTAGAAGTCCGCCGCCAATCTGTAAGGCTAGAGCTGACTTGGGGTTTTGCTCTTCAAAAGCCTTATTTTGGGCTCTGGCGTAATCAATTCCTTTATTTATGGCATCTTTGTAACTTCCCCCGGTCGTCGCGGCCTCGTAAACACCACGAACAAGCCCCTCTATCTCATCCCCGAAACCTAGAGCAAGCCCCTGGCCCAAAGATTGCCTGAGAACATTCCCGACACTCCATTGGTCGGGCTCATCGGGCATTGGTATACTTGCCCTCTGTCGGGGATTGTCGAAAGGGTCATTAAATTGGCCGCCTGCCGGTTGGGGTGCCTGCGGTGACCCTGAGTCGAACGGGTCTACAAAGTTATCCGCCATAGCGTTTTACCCACTGCGCCTCAATTTCTTCATTGGTCATGCCGGGATTAGCCTGTTTTGCCGCATCCATAAATTGATCGTAAAAGACGGGAAGGTTTGAATTTTTGTTAACACCAAATAAGGGAACCTTGCTGATCTTCTCATTCCAAGCCTTTTCAGCCCCGGCAATCGACCCTTTATTAGCCGGGTTTGCCCGCCAGTTTCTATAAAAGTCCGCCTTTTTAATATCCCTATTTGCTAAAGCACTCGCCGCATCAAGCAAGAATATTTTGGCCTGGGGTGTGTTTTTAAGGGTAGCCAACGTCTGCGCCATGCGATCCGCGTCCTTGTCGGTTTGCGGACCTTTTTGAGCGGCGAGTTTCTCCGCTAAAATATTACCCATCAATCCTTCAAAGGCTTGGCCCGTTGTTACCCTAGACTCAAAACCTTTCGGCATTGGAACCCCTAGCATGTTAGCCGTTGAACCCAAGACATTAGCTAGGTTTGACGGCACCGCTCTCGGGTCTGAAACAATCTTTTTTGCCATCCCTAAATAGGCTTTTGTTTTTCTGGCGCTGTCAGACGCCTCATAAACAGCGCCTTCCCTTTTAACCAATAGGTCGCCGTACTTTTTTTGTTCTTCTTTTTCCATAGGCGGCATGTTGACGCTAGTTGATGCCGCTTTTGGAACACTACCAAGGCGAACACCACGGGACCCATCCGGGTTTTGTAAGAACACGCCTTCCCCTGTTTTTATAGTCCCGGGAACTCTGGGGATTCGATTAGCGTAATCCATTTTCTTTAATTCAATGGCCCGCTGGTGCTGTTTATCGGCCATTTCACCTTTATACCCCCTCGCGTCGTCCCGATCCGCGATTTCCCGCTGCCTGTTCATTTGATCGAACATTAAAGAACGGGCCAGCCGTCCGGCGTATTCATTGCCGCCTTCAACAAGGGGGTTTAAGGCGTTTATAGCCGTTTCTGGCGTTCCTGGACTTGGAGGGCCTTGAACGCCTTCGGGTAGGTGCTGTAATCCAGAACCTTTACTGAACGCTCTATTGGCCTCTTGAAAGTCTCTCGCATCCGCCCCCTGAATATAGCCCTGTAGGCCCATATTAAGAGCGTGAGCGATCCCGCCTGTAGTTGTCCCGTTATTCAATCCCTTATTGTTAGCCAGTAGCAACTTTAAAAACCGGCTGTTAGACGACAAAACGGGAGCGTCACGAAACTGTCCCGAGAGTGCTAATGCGCGTCTGCTCATCTATTTTCCCCACTTAAACGGATTAAAACTGCCCTGCCTACCAGCGCCGTATAAATACCCCTGAGTACCCGCCCCCAATAACCCGTACATGCCCTGTGTTTGTGCGTTAGCGGCTTGCGATGCCGTATTGTATCCCTGATATGTCGCGCCGAGGTAGTCGGGAGCCGCAACGCCCGCTTGTGGCGTATTGGTGAATGACGGGTTTTGAACCTGAGCGCCCGAAATCATCGCCGCCAATTCGTTAATCGGAACGCTTCGTTGCTGAAGCATTTCATTGATGTTTTGGTTCCTGGCCGCAGACTCCAGGCCGTACATGCGGGCCATTTCATCGCCTGCCTGCGCGTCAATACCTAGCCTTAAATCGTTCTTTTGCCGGGCGAATCTATCCATTTCCGAATTGTAAGCATCGGAACCGATCATAATCCCCTGATTAGCCAGTTGCGTTTGAAGCGCCGCCTCATCCCTTTGTAATTGAGGGTCAATGCGCTGGTAAAGACTATCCGCAACCGAGCCTCTGACGTCCTCATTAGCTTGGGGAGCCGCACCTAGCGAACCAAAATTAAGCGGGCTCGATAACGCCCCGGAAACGCTATCAAGCTGATTGTTCGCCGTTTGACCGTACTTAATCCCCGCTTGAGATGTTAAATCATAAAGCTGCTGTTGCTCCGGGGATAATTCTTGCTTGGCCGTGTATTGCGGCGTTCCGTATTCGGACTTGCCGGTTTGCTCATACGTCAACGACCCGTATGGCGTTGACTGGTTAATCATGTTGATTTCGTTTTGTGTAATCGCGGCGTCTTTATTGTAGGCCGCCTGAGCCTGCGCGGTTGCAGCCGGGTCCGGCTGTGCGGGTTGTGATTTCTTACCCATAATATTTCCCATAAAGTCGCTTGTAGACCGGCAATTCCATTTTCGCCCTTACGCAATGATTGCCGGGGCCGAACTCGCTACCGAGAACCGCCTCTTGTTTAAAACCAACGTGAAAAAACGTCTTTAGGGCGTGGCGGCTCTTAAGGGGAGTCGCGATCCACGCCTTGAAAACATTTAAATGAATGAACGGATAGCCTAGTAAACCGGCTATGTTCCGTTTTGTCGCCCATATCGGGCTATCCGCCGCCATACTTAATTGTATGGTGCGAAAATTCTTTTGATATTCGTGATAGACAACCCCGGCGATCAACTTGCTATCCGTAGCGACACCGATTGCCGTTGAGGGTCCGAAATCAATATTCGGGATGAAGTCTATTCTCTCTTTGACCCAATTCTTAACCTGATCGTCGCAACCGTATATAAGGCCACTCAAATCTGCCCCCCCGGAACATATATAAAGTTGGTGGAAATCCAAGACGGAATTGTCGTCGTCGTATTGATGCGAATTCTCAGGGAAGCGGCGCGACCAATCCCCCTAACACCCCGCCAACCCTTATAAACCTCATCTGCCGAGCCCCAAAGCCCGGTCCCCCATAAATCAGTCCCCCACAACGCCCCGTTTGACGCTGAAGCGGAAGCAACAGCCGAGGGTGCTTCTATCGAAAAATCCGTATTAAGTTCAAGTGCGGCGTTAGGACTACCGGCACCCTGGAAAATGGGCTCAACAAGTTTAAAAGCCTTTTTCCTGCCTGGCGATCCGAAGTAGCTAAACGCCTGCAGGGCGTCTGCCTCGATATTCGTTCCGTTATCTGAAGTCCCCGAATCGAATTTATAAACGGTCCCGTCCGTTCCGCCAAAATAAGCATCGTCGTTTAATAGGCCCCAACATACTGCGCCTATCCCCGTAAATCTACATGGCGCGTTTGTGATAGTGTTGAAAACATATTGGTGATATGTCCCGCCCGCTTGCGGGACATTGAAAATCAACATCGTGCCTTTAGGGTATAATATCGGCTGCCAGCCATAGGTACTTGCCGTCGATTGAACCGCGTCGTTAACAGCTTTATCAATCTGAGACGATATCGCGACCCTGCCGGTTTGCGACCGATCCGCCCCGATAACACTTGATAATGATATAAAACCGTCTTGAGTGATGATAATTAAATCAGCGCCCGCCTTAATCATGCACCGCCTGCCGATAGGTTTACCGATTCTAAACACGCCGACAAGCGCCCACGTTGCGGCGGCAGATGGGTCCGTACCCTGATAAGCGATAACCTCGCCCTCTGAGGTAATAAACACGGCAACATCATCCGAGCCATCTCCCGCGTCCCGAGTCCACGTTCCCATCGCCATAATATATCCACCAAGCGAAGCAAGCCCCGCTAACGGAAATTCTACTGCGGTCCCTGTAATGGAGTTAACCGCTAAATACCAAGCCGATAAACTGTCTTCCTCACCGAACCAGAGTCTTCGTTGGTGAAGATTGCACCAAATAAGATTGGCAATCGTCGGGCCACTCATCGTTGCGTTGGCCCAGGCCGAACCGTTGTATGTTCTCGGCGTATCGGCCCCGTTCATAATTAAAAGAAACTGCCCGCCAGACGTTCCGATTTGAACTGACTGAAATCTATTATTAGACAGCCCGGAAACCGCCGCCGCACCTACGGCTCCCGCAGAGGATACATCATAAATCTTGCCGTCATTCGCCGCGAATATTTTTGCGCTCCCGGAAACCGAAGTATATTCCAGAATACTTTCAACTGAGCCGCTCATGCCTGTAGCGTGAGATGAGTACCCGTTCCTCACCGTCACTTTATCGGTTGATGGAAACCAATTGTCTAAAATAACCGCGTTTTCTTCCGGCATGTCCGCGAGCGCGTTTCTTGCGTCCCATCCTCCTACAGGCGGGGGCAGAGACTTCGATACTGAATACATTACCAGTGTATTCCGTCGCTTACGTCGAGCGCCTTAAGCTGCGCCGTGTTCATGCCGTCGATGGCCGTTTTTAACATATCCCTCGATGCCTTTATATCGTTAAGGCCACTGATTGCGATCAAAACACCGACCGCTATATCCGTTTCCATGTTCCATAATTCACAAACATCTTCCGCCGTAAACTCAATGTCTGCATCAATGAACATTAGTTTTTCGTTTTCGGTTTCCCAAAATTGCTTAACGAGATTGTTCCTCGCTCTTTGAACAAGAGACTCGTTCCACATTAAAAGCCAATCATGCTCGACTTCGCGTTGCGTTAGAACTTCTTTAAGATCAAGACAAGACTGAAAATGATGGGTCGTCACCTGTCCACCGTAACAGGGTGTGCAAAATAAAATACTCATTCGGTTGGGAACGTCCAATCTTCAGGGAACTCGGAATATATATCCACCCAATCCAAATTATTCTGCACGATGTAGGCCGCAACGCGCGTGAAGTCTTCCTGAGTCGCCCGTCCCGTTCCGACGATAATTTTAGTTCCTTCTAAATTAAACTGCGGAACACCCATCTTTTCAAAGCCTTCATCGGCGGGTATCATGGCTAGGTCGTACAAGGCCCTCAATTCAGTTTCTTTGTCAGATGGCGCGACAATCCAAAACATCATAACCCGAACCGGCCTTTCTGTTGTGTCCAGATCGAATCCATATTAGTCTTCGTTAAAGCGGTTCCTTCCCAGGCCATCACACCGGCAATCTGCGTTCCAGATTTAAGGGGGAGACTTGCGCCGCCGCGGGCGCCGATCTCAAGAGCGTTTGTTGCACTTCCGGTAGCCGGGGAGGAATACGTTGCGTCGAACGTGTTTGACGCGGAAACTTGATTGTATCCACCATCCAAGTACAAGAACCCGCCACCGGCCCCCGTGGCTTCGTCAATCGAAATCCCGATCATGTGCCACGCGGCGGTTGTAATCGTCGTGTCACCAGTTACGGAAATAGCATTGCTTCCGCCGTTTTGCGCCCGAAAATCCTGCTTTCCGACAGAAAGGGAGTCTTTTCCGAAGATAATACCAGTCGTCCCACCGGAAGAACCCATAATGTTGTTATCGGAAGTCGTTCCTGAAGGGTAATACCAAAAGACCAAGGAAAACAGCGCATTATTTTTATGGATGTTCTCCATCCACGTTTCATTCGTCGTATCGTACCGAAAATAATCCCCGCCGTCGAAAGACCAATACTCAGACGAGCTTAAATTACCAGGCGTCCCGTTGTGGGTCGGGTCGTCCGTCGTTGCCGACCCAGTGGCCCCCAGGAAGAAATCATACCCATTCGACGTTAAATCCAGCCACTTTTGGCCACTTGAATAGGAATCGCTCGACCCCGCATCTAGGCAGAGTTTCAAGTTCGTATCCAATCCCAAAGTCACCAAATCGCCATAAAAGGAACCATCGGCGGCGGCAGAAAAGGAATAGGGATTGATTAGAAAATTACTCACGTTTGATAGCCGATCAGGTAAACCTTCAAACCGGCACCAGCCACCGTTGAACCAATTTGATCTATGTCAATCGTTATTTCAGCGTCATCAGCAAGGGATGAATCGGAAATCACCGCAGCCGTGGCAGCGGTTGTTGACGTTTTTTCACTAACATCAATGGTTAATTTCGTGGAAAGAATCGTCGTCCCGGATTCGTTAATATCCACCGTTAAAGTAGTCCCTGTGGGAGCCGTGGTTACACTCGCCCGAACGCCCGTAAGGGTGAAGGCGTAAGGCATCCTAAACGTGACCTTCGCCGTACCTATCGTCAAATCTGTCGTTTCGTCGGAAACAGCCACAACGAAACTTTCAACAGCGGAATTAGCCCCCGTTAAAGCGGCTACGTCTGTTCCTATAACAAGACCAAGGTTCGTTCTTGCTCCAGAAGCCGTGGAAGAACCCGTGCCGCCGTCCGCGACCGCTAAATCTCCCGCGCTCGTTACGGCGGACAAATCAATTGTGGCGGTTGTTATAGTCGGAGATGTTAGCGTCTTATTGGTTAATGTCTCCGAACCCGCCAACGTAGCAAAACTGCCATCGGATAGAGCTGTATTAAATTGCGCCGTTGTTCCGGTCAGTGTATTGGAGGCAAGGTTAACGGTTTTATTTGTTAATGTGTCCGTGCTTGACGCTGTTATCCCGGTAGAAAGCGCGGTAATGGCCTGGGAAACACGCTCGGCGGTCCAGGCACGAACTGTAGTTGACGTTCCCGCCTCGGCTTCCGCCTGAGAAACCGTATCGGCGGTTGCATTCAGGTTCGCCGCTGTCGCACTAACCGCCACCCCGCCGATCTGAAAGCCTGAATCGATATTTACCGCTGTGGTCGATAGCTTTAGGGGCGTTTCCGTGCCCTCGCCGTCCTGGACAGCCCGCGCCGTCGCATCAATTCCATCATTGGAATTGGGGACCTGTAATAAGTCCTTATAGGTTGTGGTCCAAGGTTTCCCCTCTAATGAATCAGACGCCGCCATTAGCTACCCCATACATTGCTGTTATCATCCCAGGTCGAAGCCGTGCCGTCTCCGGCAATATCGCCGGATTGCGAACCGGGCTCCCCGGTGAAGTGACGCCCACCGCCGAATATATCTCCGGCTACCATAATCCCGGAATCCGGCTGATCGTTTTCAAGAATAATGTCAAAGTAATCGTTAAATTCTTGTTTGGCCTCCAAATAAGGAAGCCCCTCGCCCTGTAGAAACGCCCAAATCACGCCTTTGGTTATTAGTTCCTCATCAATGCGAGATGTGTCGGTGTCTACCGTAAAACTTGCCTTAGCAACGCTACTCGCGTTTAAAACCCAATTTTCAGTGACGTATTCAAACGCTAGAACCTGTCCGCCGCTCATTATCGGGTAGATATGAACCTGATCGGCGCGAAGGATAAACTTTCTACCCCCCACAGTGTTTGCCGATTTTATACTATTCCATTCGACAGGAGTGACGGGGCCACTCAATAAATGCCGGTTCGTTCTGTCCCAAAACGTCTCGGGAATAAAGCGGTCAAATCCGCTCGGTAAGATGCCCGTTTGAATCTCTTGGTTTAGCGCGGTAAAGGTTTCCTCGGCCCGCAAGACGCCCCACGGAACCTTTTTCATCAACCTTGTGCCGACACGGTTTGAATATCTAAGGAGCTTCCGCGCCTCGGAGTCGGTGTTGCCGACAATCGTGCTCGGTTGGCTTATGCCGATTTCATCCGCTGCATTCTGACAAATCGTTAAAAGGCTCAAGCCGCCACCTGATTTTGTCTGATAACGTCACTCATTTCGGTTACTTCCCATGTGTCAAAATGCTCGACCATCCCCGCGAGAAGCCCCCCGGAGCGGTCCTTGTAAATGTTTGGAAATCTCTTGATAAAAGACGCGAGATTATGGCTTTGCGTCATCAATTCGACGCAAGTATTAAAATTTTCCCCCGCCACAATTTTTAACTTATGCCAATCGGGAACCTCATCCTTGTAAAGATGGGATTGCCCCGAGAAACTCCCCTCTAAGCCGAAAAAGTGAACTTCCTTATACCCAAGTTTTAAGGCAAGGACGGCAGCTCTTGAAGCTGTCGTCGTTCCACCTGGAATATAATCTTCATCATCGGGCAAACAGTTAAACGTCTTAACGTCCTTACCTTTTAGAAAATCGAATAAAATAGGGTTGCTGTGCCGGGCTAATATTGCTCTTTCAACATCCTTGAAAATCGTTCTAATAATCCGCTCGCAGTCATAGTGAAACGGGTCAATAGAAACCATTGTAAACGGTATTTTATGGTGTGCTAACACCATAGCCGTTCCATTGACGGCCCATATATCGCCGTCAAATTTTTTCAGTGCTTCTATATCTAGGTTTGGGCTACTCCCGCACACGGCCAATCTCTCGACCGTGGCGGGGTAATCCAAAACACGCGGCAAGTTTAAACTCTCGCAATACCGCGCGTTATTTTCTGCTTCCTCCCGGTTACACGCCCCATGAATGTTGACGTTAACCCGGAAAGGTTTACGAGCCAGCGATAAGGCCCTTTTCGTTAAGAACGTGCACGATGTAATCGAGCTGTGCAAGCACGGACTCCATCTCGGCGGAAGTCGTGAAGCCGAAACCGTTGCTGGCCGTGTACGTCACGGATAGAGTTGTGCCAGCCGAACCGCTTGATTGCGCGGTAGGTGTGGCACCGTGAAAACCAACGAGCTCGGTGCTAGTCAATCCAACACATTGCCCATCGGGGTTGTTGTCACCCAAATAAGTAACAGCCATTTTATTTTCTCCTTAAAAAAACAGGGAGAGCCGAAGCCCTCCCCGCTAAAGCCTTACGGCTTAGTTAAGCCCCAAGCGGCAAGCCAACTCAGGCCGGATTGCTTTGTAGCCGTATAGAACATCAATACGGCAAGGCAGCTTGTCGTTGTTGATGTCGTAATCACGAACGATCCGCATCGAAATGCCGTCCATGACCTCACGGGCGCAAAAATCAACACCCTTCGGCTTAACCAAGTCGGCGGTAGCAAACGCGAACGCATCTTTATGGAAGCCCATAGAGATTTTATAGTCCGCTGCGTTTCCAATAGCCGTCGAGTTGTCGGATTCGCGCTTGTAGATCGCGCCGCCGTTGGTCGGTGATGCGGAGACGTTTTGAGTCGCCCCCGAAGTCACGATTGATGGGCTGATCGAAACGCTCGTATCCGTTGCCGACATATCCGCAGTTACGACGAACTGCATCAATACGCCGGTATCGGCTTTGGTTTCGGGATGGACGCGATTACAACCGACAAAGCTGATAATATCGCCCTTCTTAAACGTACCCGAACCCTCCGAGCCGTGGTTGATGGTTGCGCCGGTTTGATCGGCGGAGCTAACCAAATGATCGCCCGTGCCGTCATCCGTTCCCGTGGTGTGGATCGGCCAAAGCGTATTTTGATACACACTGGAAAAGCCCAGGAAGTCGTTAGCAACCATGCCTTCACGGTATTGCTTGCTGATTTTCGCCGGATCATTAAACAGACCGGAGACAGCGGATACCAAATCGGCGTTAGCCTGAGTATCCATGTTTAAGCAACGCTGTGAAGTCGGCGTCAGGTTGTCGGTGAGACGTTTCGCCGTGTTAAGAACAAGCGCCAACGAGGCAGACGCACCAACGTCTGAAATCTCGTTGTAAACGTCCTTATACATCGACATAGCGTCCGATTCGATGTTTGCAGCCAAAACGCTCATGGCGGGCTCAAGGATGCGATCCGAGAAGTCGTCCAAGTCAAGCGTCAACTCGGCGGAGGTGAAATTAACATCCACGCCCTTTTGAGTCGCCACTTGCAGCGTTGTGCTGGTTTCTGCGGTGTCTTGTGCGTTGATCGTCGCGCCGCTACGAACCGTGTATTGATTCGGAAGGCGGATTTTCAAGCTATCACCGATTTTTGCGCCCGATTGCGCGAAGCTCGAATCGTATTGCCGGTTGATGTTGCCGACAAAGTTTAGCTTTTGGTGCAGAATACGCAAAGCCTCTCGCGTCACTGCGGTGGGAGTGAGAATGGTATTAGCCATTGTATTTCCTTCAAAGGGATTCGGGCTGCCTCACGACAGTCCAGGGCCTATCGTCCGGCCCTTTTCGATATTTGTGCATTGCGCCTACGCAACCACTCATCAGAAGACATCTTTTCAGCGTCCTTGATAATATCCTTGGCTGCGGTGGCCTTGCCTTTGGGCTTGATTGCCTTAACGGGCTTGGCTTGCGCGGGTTTAGGTTTGGGCTTAGAAACCCCGGCTTGAGCGCGGTCATAAAGCATTGCCTTATGGGCCATTTCAGTGAAGACGGGATTCAGCGACCAATTACCAGCATCAGCTTCATTGATACCGGCCTTAATCGCGTAGTCTACAACTTCCTTTTCGTTGAAGCCCTTGATTCGGCGCTCGATAAGTTGCCTACCCTCTTCCTTGCGCCGAGAGATTTCATCCTCTTGCGCTTTGGTTAGGGCTTGCTCGCTTTGAGCGACCTTATTAACAATACTTTGGAATTCAGCCTGCTTTGCCGATAACGCATCACTAACACGGCGGGCCTGGTCCGGGTCGGACTGCCACAACTCGTTTAGATCAACGCTCGAAAGCTGCTCAATTTCCGCTTTAACTCTCAAGCCATGTGAATAGTTTTCCAGCGATTCGCCTTGCAAGCTCTCAAACTTCTCGACTGCGCTTTCACGCGCTTCGATAGTTTTAGCCCGCTCGGATAAATCCTGCTTTCCCTTGGTGTAGTCGGACCAAGTGCCGTCTGAGAACTTCTGGATAGCCTCTTTTAGTTCCTCGGGAACAGCGCCCTTCGGAATTTCGACCTTATTGCCACCGAAGTTGAACTCATCAACCTCGATTTCTTCCTCGTCCTCTTCTTCGGACTCATCCTCAGATTCATCATCGGACTCGTCCACCTCGTCAGCTTCATCAGCCTCAACCTCTTCGGCCTCAACCTCCTCAGCTTCTTCGGTTTCTACTTCTTCAACTTCCCCCTCGGGGACGGTTGCATCTTCTGCCATTTTTTGCTCCATCTATGGGAACGGGGCGCAATCTCTGCGCTCCTACCCCTCAAGTCCTGTCTTTCAACCGACTGTTAGGGCGATGACCCTGCTACGCTGCCGCGCTCAGAGAATCTCTAAATATCTATATCCCTGTCATCCGGGGGGCCGTAAGCTTCTTCGTTGGGATATTCAGCGTTTGTTATTTCATACGCGGTCTTAACCGCTTCATTCTCTTGGTCAACAAGGTCAACGTCAGCATTATGTTCAGCAATGGCTTCTTTTAAATCCATATCTCTCTCAGACACCGCAACCTTGCGTTCCTCTAAATCCAAGCGCCTCGCATCATTAGCAGCTCTGGCCTGCGTCTCTTGCGTCTTATCATTAACCGCCTGCTCGGACTGCTGCAATCTGCCTATCAACTCCTGCATTTGCTGTTGCATTTGTTGAACCTGTTGCTGAGATTGTGCCAAGGCCATCTTTGCCTCTGGCGGCATTGCATCACCATCATTCTCCGCGTCCCTTACGGCCTGCGGTAGAAGCATCTGCAAGCGTTTAGAAACCTTATCAGCGCCCTGGAAATCCATGTGCTCCATGAGAACGTCACCGATATATTGGGCGGAGTCAGGAATATTCCGCATAATCTCAATCAATGCTTCACGGGTTTCCTCTCGCTGAGTCGCGAATGACGGCCCCGTTGATACCGTTACGTCATACCGCCCAACCGACAAGTTGTAGAGCTTATCCTGCCCGTTAATGCCTTCATCATCAGCCCCGCCCGCCTCTTGGGTTAGCTGAACCACTTCTTCCTTCATATCTTCGCCAAGAATACGGATGGATTCGCGCGGGGAATACACCGAGGGGATAATCTCAACCAGAACCCGCCCGGCGTATTGAATAGCGCGGGCAAGGTTATCGATGAAATGGAAGTTGGAAACGTCACCTTGACGCTCTCTAGCAAGAATCGCCTTGCCGGATGTTTCGTTTGACCGAGCACCAATAGAGGACGGGTAAATGCCCATAATGTCCTGCATGTCTTCAGCGGCGTTCATGGCCTCTTGCAATGCGCCCGCAGGAACACCGGCGAAGGGCTGCCGCTGCGGCATATTAGAACCCTTGGCATACTCAAGATAAGGATGGGAACGGGTATTAGCCGTTTGCCACTTAGCTTCCTTACCTTTAGGAATAGCGCCTTCTTCAACAACCCAAGGCGCTCTTGGTGCCAATGCAACCAATTCCGTACTAGCAGACCGCCAGAAGTTTGTCATTTGTTGCGGGTCTTTAGCGTCCCGAATCATCGACCGGAAATGCCTGCGTCCATCCGAATAAACCTCCTCACCCCAAACAGGGCAAATCGGGATTGTCGAACCCGGCCAGTCTTCTTCTTCTAAAACATCAGCGCCCGAAATAACCCGGCGCTTAACCTCGTGATACGCAGCTTCACGGCGGCGCACTTCCGATAAACCTTGTTCCGCCATAAACCAGCGAATCAGTTCTTCCTCGGCCCCCGCAAATTCCTTGCCCAAGTCTTCAAGGAACCGCTTTGCTATGTTAAAAAGGTTATCTTCACGAACAACCCTTCCGTCCGATAATTGGATAATAGTGCGCTTATTCTCTTCGCGGGTCCAATACTCAGCAACCCGAACTTGTTCATTATCAAGCCAATTCTCAGTTAAGGCCTCGTCCTCGCCTTCAAAGTCAACAGCGTCAGCGCCGGGATATGTTTTTTCATACTCATCCAGCCGCACCATTTCAGACACGAAGGCATAATCCCAATCGGAAGCGTCGAATTCAGTTGAACTCGTGTCCCAATGGACCATTAAAGGATTAGGAATCCGGTTTATCTGCGCTTCTAAGTCAAACGAATCAGGGTGAGCGTAGTCAATATCAATCCGAAAGAACCCGAAGCCACCCGTAACTGAATGGTCAATAGCCGTATCGTAAGCAACCTCGGCGTTGCTCTTGCGCTCGACAGACCGGACCAAACCGCCGATAACCTCAGCAGTTTTAACGTCAGCCCCGTTATCTACAGGGGAAACTTTAATCGCAGGCTTGTTCTGCCTCGATTCATTAACAACTTGGCGAATGTACGCAGGCAGCCGGTTAATCGTTAAAAAGGGGCGGCCTTCCTCTTTCCGTATCTTTGCAATATCGTCCGGCCATTGGTCAGACAACCGAGCAAAGCGAATATCATCCTCTGCCGCCTGCCGGTTAAACTCTGAGCCGTCTTGAGACTCCTTGAACTTCTCAAGGGCCTCTTTCAGAATGGGATCAGATGTTTCGGGCATCAAAAACCATCGGTAGTGGTTGGTGCGGCCTTAATACTTGCATACGGCCCGTTCGTTTATACTGGTCCAATTCTTTCCTAACATCATCAATGTCGCGGCTTTTTGCGATTTCCCGCAAGTTCTGTGCCGCCTCTGTGAATCCTAATTGCTCGTATAACTGTTTCATTTATTCAACATCCAATATCTTTGTGCGGTGTGGCCCACCTAAACTATCTGCTAAAGCGCCCACTAAAATGGAACTCTTAATTTTAGCATATGGCCGCTATTTCCTGGGGTATATTCATACGATAGTCGTTTTTCCCCAAGCCCGTTCCCCATGCCATTAAGCGCCGCTCCGATTGAATCTATATTACCCCAATCGTAAACGGATTTTTCCCTTACCCCATAGTCCCGAACAGCCTGATCCGGGGCCGTTACTTTGGCCCTACCTATATTACCGGCAATGCTTAAGTCTAAAGAATTTAGATTAAGCGGGTTCTCAGGAAGGGGGAGTGTTGTAGCAGCCTGGCCACCAAATTGTACGACATCATTCTTCCAGCCGTTATTCGAATTTGAGGATATGCCGCCTCCGCCCTGTAGTTGAGTCCTTCGCGCCTGGAGCAGAATATTTTCCAATACTCGGCCAAGAACAGAATCGCTATCGCTCCAATCTTTGCGGCCTCCGCGTAACTCATCCGAAAGTCTACCCATTTAAGCCATCCAACCGCCCTCAGCGGGCATATCTATATGAACCTCGGCCTGTTTAGACCGGTTAATTTGTGGAAATAATTCAGTAAAACCCCATACTAATGCGTCAACACGGTCAGGCGAACCTTCACCTTCAAACCCCGCTGCCGTCATTTGACACATCTGATCTTCTAACTTAGAAAACGTCCCTATATGGCTTATCCGGCCAAGCGCATACAAAGCACTAATCGGTTCCGCTCTAACGTGCTTGCCGCGAGTTGCGCGAACCTCGATTATCGGTAAGCCGGGCCGGACACTCTCTAACGTATGCCTAACCATATCACCGCCCTGGTTGACCTCAATCACAACGGCGTCAGCTTCTAAGCGGTCATACAAAGCAACAGCCCTGTCAGCCCATTGCCTCGGGGAACCCTTCATTGATACATCATCAACGACATAGCCCCGATTATCGGCACCAAGCGCACAAGCTATAATACCGTGCTCATCTGAGTTTTCTTCGCTCGATACGGCGGGATCAACAGAGACAACGATCCTCTCTAGTTCAGGTGCTTCTTTTCTACGTAGGTCGTTGATCGTCTGTCGATCCCAAATCGCGCCCACAGCCATCGGCTCATATTCACCAAGCCAAACATGGGCATATCTATCAGGATTGTGCTGCTTATCGTGTAATCGCTCCGCCTCTAATTCAGCGGGGAACCTTAAATTCTGGTCGTAGTTTATTTTCCGTATGATTGCATCTTCAGGCGGACTTTCACCCCTAAAGAACTTATCAACTGAATCGCTGGCTAACCTCGGATTCCATGAGAACCATAGTTCCGAACCCGGTGCGCGAATAGTAGGCCGCAGCATCTCTAAGGAACGAGAGGAAAGCGTCTGACCTTCCTCAACCCAGGCAATATTAAACCCCTCAAGTGACTTGATTGACTCAGCAGTATGGTCCTGCATACCCTGAAAGATGATAACGCCATTCCCAGGCGTTACGATCCTGTCAGCCTGAACATCAAAGAAATTAGAGAACCCTAACTGCGCTATCTTGTCCTCTAAGAGCCGCTTGGCCGATTCCTTTAGGCTCTTTTGAACCTCGCGAATACAGACAGCACGAAAGCCAGTGTTTAACTTAGCGTTGGCCGCCATTGCCTCAGCGAAGAAATGTGACTTGCCCGAACCACGCCCGCCATAGAGCGCCTTATATCGTGATGGTTTAAGTAGATCGTTAAAAACGGGGCTTGCCGCCCCTATTCTTGCGACGTTCCCCATAAAATAATTGGGCCGCCGTTTTCTCCAACCAATTCCCTTCGGTCAACCTCTTTCCAACCCATTTGAGTCTTGGCCCAAAAGATAGCTGCCGTAGTGTCACCGTTTATAGCCTTATTGAATAACGTGCCGCCAATCTTTGCGTTAGCCTTAATCTTAGCCGTATCTAATTCCTTACGGAAATGCTTGCGAAGCGTCTTATCGTCAATACCGTCACGGACAACCTTGCAAACAGATTCCTGGGGGATACCCACCGCCGTCATCTGCTCGACCAACTTACGCTCTTCCTCAGTTGGCTTAAATGAGGGCTTTGTTACCATTTTAGGCGGCATCTGCTTTTATAGTGGGGAATTTCTCTCCACTACCCTCTAAAACAGCCTGTTCACCAGTAAAATCCTGCCAGCGTTTAATAATTACATCGCAATAGGGCGGATGTAACTCTAATCCGTGGCAACTTCGCCCGGTCATTTCCGCGGCAATAATGGTCGTTCCTGATCCCAAAAACGGATCATAAACCGCTTGGCCGGGGCTCGAATTATTCTCAATGGGGCGCCTCATGCACTCGACGGGCTTCTGGGTGCTGTGGCCAGTCTCTGATTTCATGGGCTTGTCGATGTCCCAGACCGTTGTTTGCTTGCGCCCCCCGCAGTAATGGCCTTTTTTGTTCTTTCTTACGGCATACCAGCAGGGCTCATGCTTCGGGTGATAATCCCCGCGGCCTATAACTATATTACTCTTCACCCAAATGATCTGCGCCCGGATATTAAGACCGCAAGAAATCAGGCCATCAGCAACAATATTTGCCATATTTCCAGCATGCCACACGTAAGCCACGTCACCAGGGAATAGCGCCCAAGCATCTCGCCAGTCTGACTTATTATCATTCTGCACCACGCCTACGGCGCGTGCGCCGTTGGGCTTGCCATTGGCCCTATCCATTCGATTCCGCCAATCCGCATCATACTCAACCCCATATGGCGGGTCTGTAACCATTAAATGAGGCTCTACGCCGCCTAAACAAGCCGACACAGCGCCTTCGTCGGTAGAATCCCCGCAAACCAGCCTATGCTTACCCAATAGCCACACATCGCCCAATTTTGTTACCGGGTCTTCGGGCGTTTCAGGCACTTCATCAGGATCGGTTAAACCATCATTCTTATCAAGCAAGCCCGCGATTTCACTCTCGCCAAAGCCTATCAGGCTTAAGTCAAAGTCCATCTCAGCTAAAGCGCCTAATTCAAGGCTTAGTAACTCAGTATCCCATCCCGCATTCTCAGCTAGTTTATTATCCGCGAGGATATAAGCCTTTCTCTGCGCTTCCGATAAATAGGCCAACTCAATGCAGGGAACATTGGTTAGCCCAAGCTGCCTTGCAGCAAGGATTCGACCATGGCCAGCAACCACTCCGCCATCCCCGTCAATAAGGACCGGATTCGTCCAGCCAAATTCCTTAATGCTTGCGGCTATTTGCGCCACTTGTTCGTCTGTATGGGTCCGGGCATTGTTTACATATGGGACAAGGCTGTTAATCTCTCTATTCTCAATGTTTAGACCGGATATAGGTGGGCGACCAGCTGGCATAAATCCTCCGTGCATTCCTGAATGGCGATGCGGGTAATAAAAAACGCCTCGCGGATTCCTCCGGGGCGCAAATAATAGATTATAGCGATTATACTCTAACTATTTCGCGTCTGTCAACCCCTTATTATTTATATCCATAAGACGCAGCTAAAAGAGGTAATGCCTTCAAAAGAACCCTTTTCGCGCGGTCCTTGGGAACCCTGCATTGATACAGCGGTTTATCTTCACCAATAACCTCGATGATAACAGGCGTAGCTATCTGCCCAACAGCGGCATAAGCAGCATTTAGACGCTTTCTAGCCCGTTCTTTCAGGTGTCCCAATGATTCCACATCCGCCGACCCCCTGCCGCCATCAACGTAAACCATTGAACTAGATGAATATTTTGGCTGTCTATTGTATGTGATAAAATCAGAATGAAAGTTTCTCGCGGCGTTTACGTCTTTTTTCCCTATTGTCCCGGCTAAGAACCATTTTTCCAGCAAACCAAGGATACGCGCTCGGTGAATACCGGCCCTCATCGTTTCCTCGATCATCACTAAGGAGCCATCTGACCGCCGCGCCAGTGTTCCTTTACCTACGGCCATAATGGCCTTTATGTCTAACGCGCCAAAATCAGAGTGTTCACTCACTAAGCGCCTCCAGTATCTTACGGGCTGTTTCAATATCTGAATCGAATATATATTGATCCTTAAATTGTATAGGCTTCATACCAACCTTGCCGCGTGTTGCGTTTATCTGCTCGGCGCGGTTGTTAGCAATGATCTGCGCTACCAATTGGGTTTGCTCTATCATTTTAGACATTCTTCACCCTGTTCATCAATGAATTGACAGTGAAGCGCGTTTCTTTCTCTCTCATACGCCTTTCTAACCTTAATTTCACGGTCAAGCATGGAATACAAGAACACGCAAAAAACGGTTACAATGAAAGCGTATATTTTCAATACACCCGCCCGTCATACATCTCATCAAGTTTCTTAATCGCGCCGGGAATATAGCCATAATCAACGGGACGCACTTGTTTATCGGCCTTAACTGCGGTATAAAATCGGGCAGTATAAAGCGGCGGCAATCCGCGCCTTTTCCTGTTGTAATTATCAGCTTTTTCGTATTGCCGGTGCGAATGTGTTATAGCGGATTCCCCTCGATTAAAAATCTCAGCTAAACTTTTAATGGAAACTTTGGTATCCTTAACACAAAGCCATATAGCATATTGACGGGGTTTAATAAACCTCTGACTTCGGCTTGAAACCAAATCATCCATCGAAATATTAAATTCTTCACAAACCCTTTTAAGTATCTCAAAAACTTCTTTCATATTATTCCTCATAATCCTGTTTAAAATCAACTGACCGATAACGCCCTGTTTTTAATTCAAAATCCATATTTAACATACAGGGATAACCAAGTTCTTCAAACCGCGCTTTCCTGTGGTAAAATTCCGCCTCTGTTTGCCGTTCCCCATCCTTAAAAACACTTGGCCGGTGAACCGCAAAGCCTTGATCTGGTCTATTCTCCCAATGCTGTGAGCCATGAATATCGGACAAAGCGGGCGCATCCTTGCGAAATTGCTTTTCACCCTTCGACGGATGAGCGATAACCTGAATATGCATATTTAACCCTCTGGCGGCGTCCATAAGGTCATCAATACATTCACCAATCCAATCTGTTTCTGTTTTATCCCTTGGCTTCTGAGTGTCTAATTTGTTCCAAGGGTCAATAACAACCGCCCGGCAATTAAACCTAGCGTGAGCCGCTTCAATCATATCCAGGAGCCAACCAAATGTCGGCCTAGCGTTTGGATGTGAAATAAACTTAACGTTTTCCTCTGTCCAATCGTCGGCGGTTTTGATCTGCTGCTCCGTTAGTTCATCCTCATACTTACCAAACATCCAGCGCCGAAAATTACGCCGATGATGAGGCTTAACCCTTGTTTCCGCCGAAAATACAGCAAAGCTAAAATCATAAGATTTTGCCATTTGATACCATAACTGCATCATTAACATAGTTTTACCGTGACCCGGCCAGCCAGTAGCGACGGAAAACATTTTAGGTGAAAATTTAACCTTGTTTTCCCATTCATAAAAACCCGGATTCCACAACTCCATTGGTTCCGGTTCGGGGATTTCGGATAAGGAATACAAACCAATGACCGGGCAAGGTATTGATTTATTTAAAACAAAATCTAGTAAGCGTTCCGGCCCGTACTGCATTAAATGTTCATTCGCGTCCTTGTCGGGCCAATTTATATACGAACATTTAACAGTTCCAAGGATTTCTGCTAAATCTTCCCTTAAATTATCGCCCTTTTCATCAGAATCGACGGCTAAAATGAATTTCTTAACATCGTTCAACCCTTCATCTAAGGCAGAATATACATACTGATACTTGGCTGAATTTTCCTTATCGGCTACTCGCTCAGGAGGCGCACCATTAGGAACGCTCAGTACTTGGTTTTTAGGCACCCCACACTCAATTAAGCTTAAAGCGTCCATCTCCCCCTCAGTAATATACACAACGTCCCTAGACCCCCTTAAAACGGCTTCTAGGCCATAAAAACACTGCTCCCCGCCTTTTTTCTGTTTATATAGCTTTTCATCAAAAGCCCTAGCCTTGTAATTAACAACCAGACCATCACGGTAATAATTAAAAATCGCCGCTTCGGTCTTAATGTCACCAAATACCGCCATACCGCTGCCGACGCCCATTTCCTTGAGTGTTTTCTCGCCGATTCCCCTGTCTTTGAACCATTCCAGGGCTTTCGCTGTAAGTTTTAAACCCGAATTTCCATTCGCAGTGGAAGCATTTTCCAACGGCTCCGTCATGTTCAATCGTTACCCACAAAGGCTTATCGTGCTTGTTTTTCCGCCGTGTACTCTGGCACTTTGGACACTTCGCCTTATGGTCTCCCTTTTCATGGTTGTTTAAATAAACGCCTAACTTTTCAAGTTCCGATACTAATTCCATGATGCCCGATCCGGTTGCTGCGCCACCTCCTTGGCCTGCCTATTCCTTAAAGCTGCCGCCGCCCTCATAAACCACCCTTTAGATTCATTCGGCGGTAATGACGCATAGTACGAATCAAGCGATTCCAATTCAGCGTCAAGGTTCAAACTTGGAAATGATTTTTGCCACCGTTGATAATCGGTTTTTTCAAGCTTAATCACCTTCCCTATATATAAATATTCTTTCTTCTTTCTTTCATCCTTCTTGTTCTGTGGCTTCGGGGTGGCTTCACCCTGGCTTCGGAGGTGGCTTCCATCCTGGCTTCGCTCATCATTTTCATACTGATAACTGTCGTAATTACAGATACTTATGATGTTAACACCTGGCTTCGAGGTGGCTTCAATCATGGCTTCATTTTTGAGCCTTTTTAGAAGCTTTTCTACCTTTCCGCGTGAAAACCCCGTCTTAATTGCGAGGTCCCTTTGCGAAATAGCTAACTGGCCGCGCTTTAGATTTAAGATTAAATCTTTATAGCGAACCGTTCTAGGCTTCCATGAAGCTTGAGAAATCATGTACGCAAAAACTCCAGCTTCCAATATATTCGAAAATACTGGATGGGTCCATAATTTCCGGTGAATTTTAACGTAACCATTCATGGCTTCCAATCCGCCTTAACACTGGACATTACACTCCAAAGATTTACGCTTGGATCGGGCTGATATTGAACCGCTTTTGCGTCCTTGCCACGCTCAGCCCAATACCGATTTATCGCGCTTGCCTGTTGAATCGCCATTTCACATTCAGATAAATTATCGCTGTTTTTAAACAGTAAGTGAACGTTAGACGCAGGTTGCCATTTTTCAGTCATCCTCACCCCATTTGTTAATGATTAAAGTGGCGCACCATACAGCCACACAAAGAACGGCTATGCAAATTAACCCAAGAATAGCCTCATCAAATGTCATGCCGCCATCCATGTTCTACCGGGCCGCCCGCTATCAAGTAGCGTCGTCCCCGCTTCCACA